AAAACAGCCGGTAATGGGGTACCTGATTTTATGGGCTATCCACCGGATGATTCTGATCTGCCGGTGTTATTTGTTGAGAGCAAATGTGGTCTTGACTCATTGAGAGAATCGCAGAAAGAATTTTCGAATAGCATGTTCGGGCTTCGTGCTTCTGGAGACGATGCTCTATGGGTGGTATACACACCTGACGACACATCAGAGACACATTGCTTTGCATATCCGTGGGAGGCTTACCTGCGATTTGTAGACAAAGAAGGATGTCGTGCCCGTATAATCAGGAAAAAAGCAGAGAAGAAATTAAGAGAACCTTTTGATCATCATACAGATGAAATTGTTTCTCTTCGAGATAATGATCCTGAAAAGTGGACTTGGCAAGAACTAGATATCCACTTTTGGCCAGATATCCCTATCCAAAAAACATCTTCAACCGGCCGGAAAACGCCAGCCAGCAAAGGTTGGAGGTCGTGGGGAATTTATAAGAAAGCAAAGGCGGCCAAGTGAAAATCGTTTGGCAGAATGACCGCTTCGAGGCCATTGACGACAAGCGAAAGGGAGAAGTGTATGACAACAAAGAAACTCTCAAGCAGCACGGCTTCTGGTGGGACGCGGAAAAGAAAGCGTGGTATCTCGTCGCAGGTGCTCGCCTTAGTGGGCTTCGTGGACGGCTACAGTGCACCATTTCGCCAGAAGCCTTCGGGCACTACAAAGAAGACGCGGACATTGCACAAAAATCAATAGATGCTTCGAGGGCGACGGATGCGGAGATTGAGATCCCACGCCCAGAAAATCTCTCTTATCTTCCCTATCAACGAGGAGGTATTGCGTACGCTTCTGCGCACCGGGACACCCTTTTCGGTGACGAAATGGGACTGGGAAAAACTATCGAAGCCGCTGGAACTGTTAACATGGACCCCACTGCCAATAGCATCCTCATCGTCTGTCCCGCCTCGCTCAAAATCAACTGGCGTCGCGAGTGGATCAAGTGGGACGTCAAAGGCCTCGAAGTCGCGATCGTCGAGGTGGGCCGCACCACCACGAAGTACAAGCAACGCAACAAAGTAAAAACAAAGATAGTCATTGAAAACCAGTTTCCGACGGCGCCAGTCATAATTATCAGCTACGAACTAATGGGTTCATGGCGGGCAGAGTTGCGCCGTGAAGAGTGGTCCGTGCTGATCGTGGACGAGTGCCATTATCTCAAGAACAAGAAGGCCGATCGTACCCAGGAAGTCTTCGGCCGCAAGAGAAAGGTCAATAAAGAGAAGCCCAACGGGAACGTTGTTGAGAAAGACGTCCTGGCCCCCATACCCGCAAAGCGCCGGTTGTTTCTCACCGGGACGCCATTCATCAATCGACCGTACGAGCTCTGGCCCTTGATTCAGGCCCTGGCTCCAGGCTTTGAGAAAGACGAGTTGGCCTACGCGAAGAAGTATTGCGGAGCCTTTCATAACGGTTTCGGCTGGGACTTTAGCGGTGCGTCCAACCTGGACGATCTGCAAACACGACTGCGCGCCCTGTTCATGGTGCGTCGGCTCAAGAAAGATGTGCTTAAGGAACTGCCGCCGAAACGGCGCCAGGTCCTGGTGCTCGAGTCCGCGGGCCTAAAAGGACTGCTTGAAAAAGAGAAGCGGACATATGACGAATACGCAAACGAACTCGGGGGCGCCGATATCGAAACCCCAGAATTTGGCGCCATGTCCGCTGTCCGGAAAGAAGTTGCAGTCGCAAAAATTCCGTTTATTGTCGATCATGTACAGGAGGTTCTCAAAGAGCAAGATAAAATTTGCGTCTTTGTTCACCACCATGAAGTGGTTGATGCTTTGCGTGCTGCCTTTGGGGATTCCGCTGTACATATCGATGGTCGCTCCGCAAACGAAGATCGGCAGGCTGCTGTGGACCGTTTTCAAACGGATCCTACCTGCAAAGTTTTTATTGGCACTATACGTGCCGCTGGTGTTGGAATCACTCTCACGGCAGCCAGCACCGTTATCTTTGGAGAACTCGATTGGGTCCCCGGAAACGTCAGCCAAGCAGAAGATCGACTCCACAGAATAGGTCAAAAAGATGCCGTCTTCGTACGACACCTAGTCCTTGAAGGAAGTTTGGATGAACGTATGGCTCAGTTGATCATTCAGAAGCAGGAAGTGATTGATAAAGCTTTGGATACCAAGGAGGCAGCATGACAGCCTTCCTGATGTGCGCCGGCGGAATTATTCTCTTGACAGCCGCAGTAATTGCGAGTAGCGTAGCAAAAAGGAGTCCTCATCGATGAGAGCAGAAACGCTCATAGAGATTCGATTGATCTGCCCGGTGTGCAAAGAGCCTGGGAAGCGCGTCGATTTCTTGGAGCCGGGTCGGTCGACGATCACCGACTGCGACGAGTGCGGTGCCTACATGAAGGTGGAGCGCCATATCAGCACCCTAGCCCCCTCGTTCGAAGTCGAGGTCCTGAAAGACAAGAAGCATAAGGTAATCGTTACCCTCCAGTCAGAAACGGATCCCCCGATCACCCTCAAGGTTGCGGACTGGGTTTGGCCAAGTCCTGACATTATGTTCTATCAGGATGCAAAGACTAAAGAGAAGGGCGCGCGCGAAATGACACCCGAGGAAACCTGGGAGGCGAAGCTATACTATTACAACGTCCACATCTGTCCTACGTCCGCGCTTCACTACGTTGAGGAAGTGATCTGCCAAGATGTTTCCGATCCGCATGGATTGTTTAGGTTTGTGTCCGTAGAATTTCCGAAGGAGGAAGAATGAAAGCAATCACACTGTGGCAGCCTTGGGCCAGTCTGATCATAGACGGCCGTAAGATAGTTGAGACGCGCTCAAGGCCTTGGTACTACGAAGGGCTCGTGGCGATTCATGCCGGCCGTCGCATCGACGATGCCGCCGCTATAAGGTTTGGATACAATCCCTTCACACTACCTGTCGGCGTAATTCTCGGAATAGTCCGAAAGACCGGCCTCTTTCATTTCGAACGGGCCTTGGAAGAAAAATTGTATTATGTTGACGACTATGGAGATTTCACGCCGGGTCGTTACGGATACCCCATGACTCTTGTCGAACGATTTTCCGAACCAATTCCAGTAAAAGGACACCAGGGATTTTGGGACTGGGAATACAAATGATTTTGGACATCTTGACAGTCGTCGCGATTTGTGTTATCGTTATCTTGTTTGTGGACGAGATTGCGGAAAGCAGGCACAAATGAATTATGGTAAAGTGTTTTCTTGGACGATCATTGGGCTCAGTTTCGCGGCCGCGATCGGCTACGCGTGCGCGGCTAACTGGCAGCGTGCGGCGTATTGGTTCTTTGCCGGATGTATCGCTGTGACTGTGACACTATGAAGATCAAGGAACAGGCGCCAATTTTCTTCGAGCAGATCCAAACGCGACAGCGTCACCCGGTGAAGCCTGCGACGCTGGCGGCGTATCGCGGCGCGCTCAACAACTGGATCGTCCCATCGCTTGGCGAGCAGGATATGGAGACGTTCGGCAACGGTGTGCTCAAGGCCTTCGTTCATAAGCTGGTCGTGCTGCGCAAGTCGCCGGCCACCATCCAGCAGATCGTCATGATTGTTAAGGCACTGGTCGCCTCCGCGGTTACGCCAGACGGGGATCCGCTATATCCCAAGACGTGGAATTCGCAGTTTTTGGACATTCCCGACATTGGCGTACAGCGATCGCCCACTCTTACCCCCGAGCAGCTTAGGGCGTCCCTGCGGTCCAAGTACGCCGCGCTCTACGCCTTCCTGGCAGGCACCGGCCTTCGCATTGGCGAGGCCCTAGCCGTGCGATATGGGGAAGATGGGGTCCACACAGCCTACGACCCCGAAAACGCTGTGGTGCGTGTCCGGACGCAGCTCTGGCGGGGTAAAGAGGGCACCACCAAGACCGAAGCCGGTGTCCGGGAAGTCGATCTGGACCCCCGGCTGAACGCCCTTCTACGGGGCATCATAAGCTTCCCGGTGACCCCTGGGCTCTACCACCTGTTCCACAACTCCGGCGGCACCGTATGGGAGTCCAGCCTGCGGACCTACAGCCTCAAGCCCTTGGGCATCCCGGGCTTCCACACCTTCCGGCGGTTCCGCATCACCCACCTACGGAAGGCTGGGGTGCCGGAACAACTGATCAAATATTGGGTTGGCCACGCATACAAAGCTGACATAACCGATCTGTACAGCCGCATAGATGAAGACAAAGAGTTCACGAAGTCATGGGCCGTCCGGGCGGGCCTGGGATTTGAACTGCCAGAGATAGAGGATCTAGATGCAACCACGAAAGCTTGATTAGGTCTTGACAAACAGGGAAAGTTCCGTATAATCGATCTAGGAGTGTGCTAAGATGGACAACGAACGTTGTGAGAAACACGGAGTCACGCGCTGCTCAACCTGCGCGTTTCTCGATGCCAAGAAGAACAAGACGAAGCCATCGATGATTCAGCCGTTGGTGATTGTCCCGCCTTCCACAAAGGTGGGGGTCCCACCGCCCGCATCACCACCGCCCTCAATCACCAATGCCGCCCCTGAGGATATTGAAATGATGGGCGCGACCGAAGTCCACGAAGCCCAGGCTGCCTACGACAAAGAACTGGAAAGCCTGCTGGAAGCCAAGGCGCGCCAGGAAGAGATCAACACCGCTCGCAACGCCGCTCAGGACATGGATTACACGGGGACAGAAGGGTCAGGGCAACCGCGGCCCGGGCCGCCAGCGCCCACGGCCTCCGGCTTCGACACGCTGCCTGTGGATGACTCTCATGCGTCCCAGGTAGTGCGCGCAGCCTCGGCATACGCGGACGCCGCGCGGGACTATGCGCTCAAGCTGGCCAGCCATACCCTGGCCCAAGAGACAGCATCGCGGGCTGCGGCGCGGTTGAGTGATGCAGCCATCGAACGTGATCTAAGAGAGAAAGAGCTACGGGATCTCGTAGCCGAAGGAGGAAAGTCATGACCAGCAATCAGTGTAGAAGAGAAGGCGATTCAATCCGGCCTCTCCCTGGAGGGGCCGAGTGGAGGCACTATATATGTCGCGGAGTACATGGGTGTCTACGAATCATTCAGCCCCTGATGTTTACATCAGATGCCAAGGTCTGAATTGTGGTGGCATCATCATGTTCAACGCAAAGGAAATAACCGACCGCAAGAATGTTCCGACCAACACGTCCACCCCGTGTCGGCATTGCGGCTGGCATCCTGCATACCCGCCTGAACCGTGGTTGCCCCTTTATGAGGGGCCGAGTGGAGGCACTATATGAAGCAATACAACGATTACAAGGGCATCAGCGAAGCCGTATGTACAGGTGAAATCAAAATCACACCTAAGCTTGAGCGTATTGCCAAGAGGTTTGGCAAGGCTGTGGCGTGGCTTGCCACACACCCTGAGTACATCGCTTGGTTCATAGCTCAATCCGAACGGAGGAAACGATGAAGACGATGGAAGAGAAGGCCGCGGAAGTCGTGACGCGCTGGCAGGAGTTACACCTCGACACAGGCGGGGCTCCCCCGCTCAAGTGTAGTGACTATAATTGGAGTGACTATAACATAGGAAAATTTAAGGGGATGGTGCTGTCGCCCTGTCCCGCCTGCGGTTCGTTCAACACAAGTTACAGTCAGCCTGGTGTTTATGCACGGTGTCGCGATTGCAAAGCCTGGTGGGCTGATGAAGACGAAGCCCGAAAGGGTCAATACAGAACAGAAGGGAAGACGATTGATTGGGCCAGGTTGCTGTTGATCATTGAGGGAATGCAGCGCAAAAACAATAACCCTATCCTGGCAAAGCTTAAACCGCCGGCAATCTGGATACAAGATATAGCAGTGGGAGAGATGGAAGAGTGGTCTGGGTGGTGGGCTGTGGTGGAACCAAAGGATTGGTGTAGCTTCTGCAGCAAGGACGGAAAAGAGAATGCCATCAAATTAGCGAACAAACTGATTGAACTACGGGAGAAAAAGTGAAGACATACCTGAATGCTTTGTTTCTGAGCCTGCTGATTGGCACGTGTATTTACGCGGTTCAAATGTGTGGTGCCGCGCCCAACCCGGAGGCCGCGCTAACAGTCACGCAGCTTCAACAAACCTACGCAGCCTTCAATGAAGAGTACTTCAACAACTCTCTTCCTAAAGACGCAGTCGTGGACTACGGAGAAAGGGACAACCATTTCATGGCCACGACCCAAACGCTTCCCGACGGCCGGTTCCACATCGCCATGAACAAGGACTACGTCGGAGGTGCGCGGCACGCTCGCCTAACTCTGCTGCACGAGCAGTGTCATATCAAGACCTGGCAGCGGGAAGTTGTGGAACACGGGAGGCTGTGGCGATCGTGTATGCTGCAGTTGGATATGGCCGGCGCATTTCGGGAGCAGTTGATTGACGGATACAGGGAGCACTAAAATGAGCACAAAAAATAAAATTACCTCAGCATTGAAGGCCTACAACGAAGCCATCACCACGGCAGAGAAGGCCTACGACGATGCCGTCGCCCCGGCATTGAAGGCCTACGACGATGCCGTCGCCCCGGCATTGAAGGCCCACTACGAAGTCACCGCCCCAGCAGTGGAGGCCTGGCGCGAAGTCATCGCCATGACTAAGAAGGCCTACGACAAAGCTACTGCCCCGGCACGGAAGGCCTACTACGAGGCCATCGCCCCGGCAGAGAAGGCCTACGACGAAGCCATCGCCCTGGCAGAGAAGGCCTACGACGAAGCAAAG